GGCCGATGAAAGATCCACGGTCGCGAATTCCCCAGAAATAGAAGCGGAGAGGGCTGCGTTGCCCGACAAATCCTGACGAGAAAAGTCAATGGATTCACCGACAGCGCAGTTCTGGATGGCATCCGTGAGGAAGTTCCTCACAGACTGTTGACACCACTGATGACACGTGGGCTCTGCGGCGATAAGCCGCGGCGCCTTCTGCGTCTTTGGTACAACACATAACTTGCTGTGACCCTCTACTAAGGGGATACCAGCTGAGTCAAAGTCATCCATCCCCAGACATTCGGACACGCTAGATACTGCGAATTCGGATGCTGGGAATAGACACTGGAGTCGAGGACCCCACTCAGGGAAAGCGTACTTAAACGCTTTTCTAGAATTAAGGTCCGACACTGCTCCTGGTCCATGTCTGAACCGGTTCTCTTGGGGGATATACTCCCCAAGAGCACTGGAGACTCTGTCAGCAACGCGCTGACAAGAGTCGAGCAGAGACCTGATCCGCGGGCTAAAATCGTCCGCGAACAAGCTGCCGGGTTCTGCAACGAGATCCTCAAAGTGAGCATCACGAACAGAATCCAAATCGCTGCCATCACCATCCCAACTTTGGGAGGGAGGTGGTAGGGTCTCATCAACATCATAGTACTCCTTTACGGTTGCAAAAACCGCCGAAGGAGCACAATCCACTTGATATCTCTTCCCTGCGTACAAAAGTGTACGCAGAATGAGGACGTCATTTGGATCGATGTCTTGCTTCAGACATCCGTCATCTTCGGCTACAGTCAACCACATTCCCCGGAATAGTCTGGGGATTGTGGTCTTCGATGAGTACGACCGCGAAAGCGGAAGCCCATCAAAAGCAAGGACTCCTGACTGGAAAGATGCATCGAGCACCTTGCCCAGTTGAGGGAGCAAGAGGGTGAAAACCTTCTCGCCCATAGTCGTAGAAAGGGTCTTGAGTCGCGTATAATCACGCCCAAAATCCCTAACGAGAGTTGGATGATATGCGAGGGCATCTGCTAAGATACCCCCGTAGAGTCCAATGAATTCTCTCGACAGGCTCTTAGTCATATAATCCTCCTATAGGGTTATGGTGACACCTGGGTCTTCGTTGACAACCACGACTAGTCCACAGATAGAGAAAAGTCTAGTGGTCCTAGAGAAGAATACTAGGCAGGTTCTAACTCTGCCAGGTAAGTACGTCCCCCTGAACGGTGGCACTGTCAAGATAATCGACAGTCCCCGCAAAGAGGTAGCCAGCCACCGTGATGTCATCGTCCGATTGGACTCTGCCAACAAGGTAAAACTGGCGTACAATCTTCTTAGTCGTGGAGGTAGCATACACCGTATGCGTCACCTCAATGTTATGGCGATCATAGATCGTACCATCACTCTGAGGGGACTCCTTCGAATGCCGGACTTTCATCCGATACTCGTCGGTCGTACCTCGAAGGAAGTATTCACTTCCGTAGTTGTCTTGGTTAATCCGATTTAGCACCTTTGCCACCGCATTTACGGTGATGGTTGCAGTCGAACCGAAGGCCATGAGAAAGTTCCTTTGCTAAGGAGCATGATGCTCCATTGTGTAGCCACAGTCGATTACCTCTTTAGATTGTAGGCAATCGACAGCAAAGTCGTCAATTGCTTCGGAGACAAAAAGGTCAACGAGGCAGAGAGAGACACGAGGCCTAACTGTCGAATTTTATCCTCGAAAGTTAAGCGTCCGTTGTGAGTGGTAAACCCCGGAACGGTACCTGGGATCGTCATTTCGTAGACGGTCTTCAGATGCCGCATGAGGCAAGCATTCACTGGTTGCGCACCTACTCCGTTCTGTTTAGCAGCGAAATAGCTGCCTAGATTCCCGAAGTAGTCCGCGAACCATGACCAGGGGATCGCTTCCCAGATTTTGGCCGCAAGGCCATTACTTGAGAAGTCCCAACCGTGCACAATAGATCGTGCCTGTTGAGTCAGATCCTCCACCGATGGCATATTAACGTCATCGGGTCTCCAAACCATGGAGACCCATCGGTGGTCAGTCGTAACCGCTGTTACCATGCCGGTCAAATAGACTTCGACCGACTGGAAAACAACGCCCGTCTGTACACTGGTAAACGACTGTCGATAGACAGTGCGTCTCCGTTTCAGTCCCCCCTTAGAGTGGAGGCGTTTTAATTCCTTCACTCGATTGTTCACCGAACTGGTGAAATCAATCATACGGGCGACGTCCTGAAAGAGGAGCTGCCAGCCAAAGTTGTGAGCGACCGCCGAATTCGACGGCCGCTTCTTGGCCCAAGCTTGCCCTTTCAGGTGCAGCATCTCAGGGATATCCTTGAGTTCGTAGAGAAAGTTAGGAACAGACACATCCGCTCTGGATGGGTTAGTCCTAGCTGCTACGTCAGTTACTGCAGAAACGACGAAACTGAGGTCGCAATGAGGATCGTCATTCCCATACACAAGGTGAGTAGGAGTAGCCCCCTGATTATCAGTGGGACATCCTATGAACTTATATGTAGGGAATGCATTGAGCTGACCGTCGACTAAGACGGGGTCCAATGTCCAATTTTCGGCCCATAACGGGTTCGGAGCGGGAAAGTTCCCGACCGTATCGTCAATGCCAGCCCCATACGTATTCACGCTATGATCATAGGTTACTCCCGTCGGCAGGTACACAACGTGACCTGTATACGGAAGACCCAAGATATGTCGCGAGCGCGGGGCAGGCATCAGTTTCATTCTCACACAAAAGGGATGGCGTTATGCCACGACTCAAGTCAGGTCGCCCGAAA